ACTGCCGCCGTGACTAACTCTTGCAGCAGCGGACGCACGTCCTCCGGCGTCACGCTTTTACCGTCCTGCGGCAGGGGGATTTCCGCTACAGCTTCACTGACGGCATCGTCCACCGCCTGTTTCAGCGCCGCAGGATCGTAGTCTTTGCCGTCCCGCGGGGCCGGGATTTCGCCCACTGCCGCCGTGACTAACTCTTGCAGCAGCGGACGCACGTCCTCCGGCGTCACGCTTTTACCGTCCTGCGGCAGGGGGATTTCCGCTACAGCTTCACTGACGGCATCGTCCACCGCATGTTTCAGCGCCGCAGGATCGTAGTCTTTGCCGTCCCGCGGGGCCGGGATTTCGTCCACTGCCGCGGTAACTAGCTCCTGCAGCAGCAGCCGCACGTCTTCCGGCGTCACGCTTTTACCGTCCTGCGGTACAGGCATGGCGGCCACTGCCTCGCTGACCATAGCGCCGATATCCGGCAACTGGGGAATATCGGGAGCCGGTAATGATGCCACTGCGTCCGCCAGCAGTGCTGTAAAGTCAGGCGACGGAGAGTCCTTCAGGGTCGCGACTTCAAGAGAGAGCCGGGTCAGTTGTTCGTTCGTTGCCCGCTGATAGTCACTGAGGCTTCTTTCGAAAGACTGACGAAGTTCGCCAAGCGCCAGGGAAAATTCTTCCCCAAGAGCCCTGATAAGGGAAAGTTCACGTTCATTCATTTTGCTAACAATCCTCTCAGCATAGCTTTTGCCGCCGTCAGTTCAGATTCAGACATAGCCTTCCCACCAGTGTCGTCAGGCTGGGTGCTGATGGTGCCAGATTTAGCAAACGGATCTTCAGAGGCATCACGTCGTGCCAGAGCTTCAAGGCTGTAGTTTTGTTGCTGAAGATACAACGCATCACCACCAGGTAAAGGAGGGAGATTCTCACTCCTGCGCGCCTCATTTGGTGTCAGGATGGTATTTTTTACGCCTTCGCCAAGAGACTTGATACGGCGTTCACTGTCCATACGCAGCAGAGCATTAACATCAAACTCCGTACCCGTTTCGCCATCAAGAGTAAAGGCTTCATCCAGAAGTAACTCTATCGACTCAATGAGCGACTGAAGGCACTGCGAATAATATTGCTGATCCTGCGCTTCGATATTGTCGTGAGTGGGGAGCTCGCCAACACCAACTTTATAGGCCGGAACGTGAAACACAGAACAGATGATCTGTGCCGTCATACTCAGTTGTTCGACGGTCTGCGCATCAGCAGCAGATACCGTTGTGGGATTATACTTAGCCCCGTTACTCAGAATGGCGGTCTTGCCGGCATTCTTACCTGAATATCCGGAGTCCCAGTTTTCCTTTATTGTTCTGGCGTTTTCTTCAGTGAGGGAACCAGGCACCTCAATCACGCCGCTGGGCTTTCCACCGTTACGAAAAAAAAAGGCGGAGTTTTCCTGAATATGGTGCCCCTGCATTGCCGCCAACCCAGCTGCGTAAATGGGTGACAAACCGATGAGAGGATGAAAGAGGCAGTTGAAGCGATCGTGAATCACCTCGCGCGCCGGGACAGTAACTGACGATTCAATACCGGTCATGTTATCAGGGTTTATCTGATAGAAGACAGATCCATTATCCGCCACCAACGGGGTAACCTTGTTCCAGTCAAGTAGCCTGAGTTCAGTAATTTTTCCGGCGTTATTGCGGATTTTTAACGCCACCGTATTTCCGTGACAAAGTTTGGAGTTCAGCCAGTTCTCGAAGAACTGGATCCGATTTTGAAAGGCATTTGGCCTTTTGTATAACGCCGGAATGTCCCCTGATTTTACCTCCTGCATGACTCCCTTTGAGTCGCGCCGCATCAGCCGCGGCGGCATTTTGGCAATATCACTCGCAATCAGCGATATGCAGGCAAAGACAGCATAATAAGAAAGAACGGTATCCTGCCTGATTTCAAGGTTACGCTGCCATGCCCCAGCAAACGGCTCATGGATAAAGCTGAATAACGGGTTCCAGCCTCCGCGACTGGCAGGCTGCTGCAGGGCTTTTTCATTTCCCTGTTTTCTCCGGAAAGGATTCCACATTAGCCATTCTCCGCTTTTCGCTTATTCTTTTTGCCATCGGTACGCACGACGGTGCAATATTCAGCCTTACCAAGCAGCACCAGCACCTTTGCGCACCGATCGTCCACGGCTTTCACGTCGCCCGGTATCGAGTCATGGGTACGTTGTAGATATCTGATTTTTGCCATCCAATACGGCGGGGTTTCCCCCGCCCTCCTTCCGCCGTTTAGCTCCCCTGGCTTGAGCTGTAGTTCACACCAGAGATAACCGCGACCGCTGCTGTACGGCGGCGCTTCCAGTTGATCCAGCGCTCAGCACGAATGGCCACGCTGTTTGTCTGGAACATGGAAACCAGTTCAGTTCCGGTCGGAGTGACGCTGTCGCCGGTCGGATCGCTTTCCATTTCCAGAGAGGCTTCACGCGACATATCCACCGCCACGCCGCCATCATCAGCCAGATAAATATCCGGCGCGTTAAGCAGCGTCAGGTTGGTGCCAGCGAACTGGGAAACGATAGCCGGAAGGCCCTGAAAGGTGCCGCCAAGCAGGGTCATTTCCGGGTACATTTTCTGTCCCAGGGCGTTTTTCTTCATGGACAGCGCCAGCGCGTTGGTGCTGGACATGATCCATACGCCGCCAGTCGGCTGTAGGTTATTCGCGACAAACTGAGCGAAGGCTGCTTCAGCATCAGCATCCGGGTCGCCGGTGGATGGTACAGCTACGATACCGTTGGTAACCGAGGCCGGAGAGACGTTAGCAACTTCAGCTTTAGCCGGGTTAATAAAGTCCGTATCCAGACGGGCGATGACAGCTTCTGCCAGGGCGTTACGCACCAGCGCATCGGCTGCCGGATTGGAGAAACGGATCAGCTCGTCGGTCAGCACCGCGATAGCTGCGACCTTAGCAAAACTGAACGTGATCGACTCAAAGTCGAATTTGGTCAGTGGCTTGGCCTTGCCCTGTCCAACCCAGTTTGCTGAACCGCCGGAAGTCTGTGCCGGAATACGGATATTGAACGGGACCTGGCGCAGGGCAGGAATACCACCCTGACCGAAACGGCCGATAATGGTTTGCGGGCGGAGGAATTCAACAAAATCATTTGCATATTCCTGATACTCCACCAGCGCACCAGCCCACTGAGGATCAGTCGTTGTACCAGCACCTACAGCGGCTTTCAGTACATGGTGAAGCTTCGCATCATCAGGATACTGTTTACGGGCAATCTCCAGCGCTTCGGAGCGGCTGCCATTAGCCGCGGCCAGCGCTTTCGCAAAGCGGGCAAAGGCAATACCTTTTTCCAGCTTCTGTTCGACACGGATAATACCTGGCACACCCGTCTTAACCGTGGTGACTTCGCCATTAGCGGCTTTTGATACCGGTGTAGCGGTCGATGCCATATTGCTTTCCATGTCGTGGAGGCGTTTTAGATGCTCATCAACCGCCTTAATTTCGGTAGATGTGTTGTCGTAGCTTTCGGTTTCTTCTGCGTCAAGCGTACGGCCTTCATCTGCTGCCTTGCTCATGATGTCGCTCAGTGAGGCTGCCAGCGCTGAACGCTTCGCTTCGAAGCTCTTAATTTGTTCTGAAATATTCATCGAATTGATTCCTTTTTTGGTATTGGTTGCTGTAGCGCCAGCGGTTTTAGAGGTTTTCACTACCGGCTTCTCAATGCCAGACGCGGCAAGAAGCTGGCGATCGAAAGATTTAACGGTCTGGATGGAACATTCTGCGTTTGCAGGAATAGTCACCGCCGAGACTTCAAGCAGGTCCCAGGACAAAAAGCGGATACCGCCTTCATCCAGGAATGAGTACTCGATCGGCCGAAAGCCAATAGACAGCCCCCGAACCAAACCCGTCTTTATTGATGCCCATGCTTCATCAAGACGGGCAACCAACTGCGACGGCATGTCAGAGGTTGGTTTCACCAGCTTTGCGGTGATCTGCAATCCTTCTTTCACCATTTTTGGTGTGCATGTGCCGATAGGTTGCGAGCGGTCGTGCTGCCAGAGGAACGGCGTGTCACTACGGAATTTCGCCCCCTCTGGCTCCATGATGTCACCGTCACGATCTGGTGACGGTGTGGAGGCGATGCCGGTAATAATCCGATCATCCTCGTTTACCGACTTCACCGTCATGAGGGTACAGGCGCGCTTAAGCGTCATTTACTGTCCTCCAGAAATGAAAAAACCCGCCTGAGCGGGTCATTAACTGACGTGTTTGTTATACGAAAAATACCTGGTAATCTTTTTTAGCCGGTTCAGGATTAAGGGCCATGAGAGAAACGGCGTTAAACAATGCCATCAGCGGATCAATCTTTCCTTTCCCGCTGGCCTGTTTGGTGATCAGAATGGCGTTTCCTTTCGGCTCAACTCTGGCATTTCCAACACACCACGCCATCATCGGCTGACCGCCATGTATCAAAACACCTTCAGCAAGCTTGCGTTCGGTAGTTTTTATCGCGCCGCCCAGACGCCAGCCCTGGCTGACGCCCACCACTGACTCGGCGGGAATTTCTGCCGCACTCAGCGCATCAAGGATCTGCCCGACCTCGGAAGGGTCAATACCAATTTTATCCAGAAGGTCTGCATCATGGATGCGGCTGACATATTCAACAACCTGTTCCACATCCATTCCGACACGTTTGACAATGGTCAGGTCACCTGCTTTATCGAAGTCCCTGAGTTTCGGGATCTCGCTTTTACGCCTTTCCAGCGCAATCATATGCGCCCAGGCGTGGCTCCACGTCAGCCACTCGCGGGTCGTCTTATCGCGACCAATGACCGACAGGCCCAGCAGGTCATCCAGCCCGCCGCCATCAATACCGACGGTGATCACTTCGGCACGCTGGAGTATTTCCTCAAAGGTGACTTTGTGCGCCTGCTGCTCCCAGAAATCAGCGCCGACCCAACGGTCGGAACGAAGAGCCAGACCGATTTCCACATTAGCGTGCTTTGCCATGAAGCCGCGGAATTCCTCTTCCCCGGCTTCTTTGGCTTTCCTGAACTCCCGATAAAGAAATTTCTCATCCACCGAAAAGCCCAGGTTAGGGTTAACCATCGCAAGGTTGTCCACCAGCAGATGTTCTCCGCTGGCCACCATTTCAGGAGGATGTTCAAAAATAACGGGCAGGAAATGCGGATCAACTATTTTTCCGTCACGCACATCGCGGGCGTACTGAAGTTTCTGCCTGAACACGCCCGCCGGCGGATCGTTTGACTGCGTGGTGGTGTACATTACAAAACCTTCAGGTCGTGATGCCAGACCACCTATAGCCTCGCGCAGCATATCGTCCGAGTTGTGCTGCTTCCCGAACAGCCACAATTCATCTATCAACGTACCAACCGATTTAATACCTGAAACCGTATTGGGGTCAGCAGCTACCACTTTCAGTGTGGTATCGGTGCCGCGGTGGGTGATAGTACGGATGTGGGTCTGAACCTGGCACAGATCATCAAGGTCATCATCTCGCTTAACCATGTCACGCGCAGGGTTAAAAGCATTAGTGGCAACCTCAACAGTTGGCGCGATGATGGTGTAACCAGCCGCCTGACGCCAGTTGAGCAGCAGCGCCGTCATCATGATCCCAGCCGCCAGCGTAGATTTAGAGTTCTTTTTCGGTATCAGCACAAACACTTCCGTGATGTGCCGGCGCCCGGTTTCGGCGTCATAAGAGCCAAACAGAGCCGCCACCAGGTCAAAAACCCATTGCGCACAAGCTTCTCCAAAGGTCGGAGAACCAGGGGCATCTACGATTTTTAATTGCCTGAAGACGCTAAGCGCTATTTCAGCCTGCTCAGGATAGATTGGCGGCGGAATAATAGTCTGCCCTTTTTTCAAGCGCTCAGCCCAGTCGGGGCAGGCAGTAGTCCATTCGGGCATAATTATTTCCCTCGGTTATTTACCACCAGTTTGGGTGGTTGCTGGACGGCAAATTTATTGGCTGCTTTTTTAGCGGCGTCGCTTTTGGCGTCCTTTTTACCTGTTTCACCCATTTTGGGGTGCTTATACGGGAGCATTGCCTTGGCGGCATCCTTGCGGACATCGATTTCGTTTGCCGTGTTGTTCATTACCCACTTGAGGAAATCGAGAGGGTCCTCAAATTGATCGGGAGACGATGTAACTGAGGGGGGCTTTTCTTCGGGAGTGTTTACCGCTGGGGTATAAACATTCCGTCGATACTCCGGCTCGTCATCAATTTCTATTTTTTCGCTCTTTTTCCGCCTTATAAACGCGATGACCTCCGGGTCTTTAGCAAGCTGCGAACCCTTTGAACGCGCGGATTTTTCAGAGTATCCCGCTTTTATTGCCGCATCTTTCTGGGACATTCCGGACATCAGCGCGAGAGCGAATTTCCGCTTCTGCGCTGTTAACATGTTTACACCCTCCAAAGGGGAATTTTTTCTGTGCGTGAGAGGGGGCGCGGTGTCCAGGGCGATCGAGGTTAACACCCTCCCCTCCCCCCCTATCTGAAATGATAATCGATATCATTTGAATTGAAATAATTTCAAATTCAATCAACATTGAGCAATATTGAGAAACATTATCAATTGACGTCAGATCACCACGATGCCAGGCTCCTGGTCGTCATCATTGATGGAATGGTTCAGGGCCTCCCCATCTGGTTGTCCCGTCGAGGCTTCACGCGATGACTTACCTGAGTGACATTCAATGCAGAGCGTCCAGAGGTTGCGCTCTCCATTATCGCCGCCGAACTGCAACGCGACCCGGTGATCCAGTTCGCTATCGTGAAGGTCTACGACACGGCCGCACATGCAGCAACGCCCGCGGTCACGCGCATAAATGCGCCGCTTCAGGCTTACCCTTGCGCTGCCGCTTACACGTCTCTGCTCGCCAAATACCGGCTTTATCCTACGGGTGTCGATGGCTTTCAGCCTGGGCTGCAATGTCTTCAATCTAGCCATGCAACCTCCAGGCTCTGCGGCGTTCAGTCCGGGATGAACCATCAGGGTGGCGCTCTACCGGCTCAGCATCGGCATGGTCAACCAACGAGTAACATGGGTAGATGACGCTGCCGCCGTATGCATCACCTACTGCATAATCAGCAGGCTTATTGTTGTCCCAGCGGGATAGCACCCGACCGATATGCTGCGGCGGTACGGTATAACAGACGCCGTGAATCAGTCGCGGCAGTGTGATGTAATCGGCGCGGATCTTGTCAGCCATTATCAACCGCTCGACAATCTGCAACTGGTACTGCGGCGGGCGTCCAGTGCCAAGATAGAAAGAGCATAAAGCGTCAGGAAAGCGCTCTAACCATCC